TATACTCTAAACTCAATAAGTCAGATAAAAGAATTGCTTATAAAAAACAAAGATGAAATAACCTTCAAGTACGAGGGATTTGGAAGCTATGAGGTCAAGGGAATAAATAAAAAGCTATTAAAGGAACTTAAAGAAATTTTATAAAAAAATTCACAAAGACGGGAGAGTTCGAAGAAAATACTTGACAAAATTAGCATTTGTGCTACAATAGAAATGGAGGTAAGAATGGCATATACAAAAGAGCAAAGGAAGCAATATCGGGCTTCGCATAGAGAAGAGATAAAGAAATATCAGAAACAATATTGCCAAACACCTGCTGGAAAGGAGGCAAACAGAAAACATGTTAATAAGCATCGTCAATTGGGATTTAATCCACTCAACGATTTTTTTGAAGGTTCAGAAGCTCATCATATAAACGAAAATGATATTGTATATATGCCGAAGGATTTACATAGAAGTATTAAGCATAACATCTGGACAGGGAAAAATATGAAGGAAATAAACTCAAAAGCAGTAGAATGGTGTGTGATACAAGCTAATAAAAGAAAGCATTTTTAAAAAATTAAAAAGGAGGGATAGAATGAAATTAGAAGACCAAGTGTGTAGTCTTAAATTAGCAAAGAAATTAAAAGAGCTTGGAGTTGAGCAAAAAAGTAATTGGTATTGGGTTCACCATACAGCATTTACCTTTGAGCAAAAACCTAAATTAGTTGAAGGTTGGAATTTAATTTATAAAGACAAAATGAACCCCTTCAGGGAAATGGTTTTTTCTACATTCACGGTTGCAGAACTTGGAGAGATGTTGCCAGAAAGAATTTATGGAAATTTATTGCCATATGAATTAGACATAATTAAAGATAAAATAGGCTGGTATGTACTTTATTCACGATACCCTTCTATTTATACAGATAGCATTGAAGTGTTTGAAGGCTGCCGTGTAGTGGAAACTACCGAAGCCAATGCCAGAGCTAAAATGCTTATCTATCTTTTAGAAAATAATCTTGTAAAGGAGGGATAAATGAGAAAAATTAAGTTTAGAAAGAAAAGAGTTGATATTGCTGAACTTCCCAATGGCGAGTTTCTTGTATTTGATGGACGGTGTTACGAAAATCCTTTAACTTGCGAGGGATTTATAGATTTAGGAGGTCTTTTAGACCGAGAAGACCCTCATATTTTTTCAAAAGAGGAAATAAATAAAAAATATCCGGAGTTGTTAGAGGTGCAAAAATGAATAAAGAACCCTTTTCTGTTATAACAGAATTTGATGCTATACACAAAAAAGCATTAAGTTATTTAAAAGATTTTCTTTCTAAAAATCAAATGGTCATTGTGGTCCCAGAGTCAAAAATAGGAGAAAATCCTTACATTGCCTCAAACACAATCATTGACAAAAACAAACTTTATGCAGACTACATAGAACCCGAGTGGGAAATACGAGTAAATGATTTGAGCTTTGATGAGATTTATCACATCGTAAAATTCTTAGAGAATAATGAAAAAGCAGACTAAAAAGCAACTCAGAAAAAAGGCTTGGAGTCTATTATCTCAATACATTAGACTAAAGTATATGAAAAACGGAGTTATAACTTGCTATACCTGCGGAAAAAAGATGACCTTCAAAGAAGCTCAAGCAGGTCACGCTATCGGTGGAAGGACGAATCAGGTTTTATTTGATGAGGAGATAATCAGACCGCAATGCAAACGATGTAATATTTTTTTACAAGGCAATTATCCTCAATTCACCACGAACTTGATTAAAGAAAAAGGCTTGAAGTGGTGGGAAAAGAAACTTGAAGATTCTAAAAAGGTTAAGAAGTTCACAAAAGAAGAGTTAAAAAATCTTTGTGAATATTATGAAAATAAATTAAAGGAGTTGAAATGAAAGCAGGAAACATAATTAAAATAAAGTATATGGGGAAAAGCTATAAAGTAAAGGTGTTGGAAGTTTTAGAAATGCTCCCAAACGGGAATGGTTTTATAAAGGTTAAATTTCCTACGGGACAGATAAGAGATATATCAATTAGGAGGAAAGCGAAATGCATAACATAGACAGCATGGATATTATCATCATTGCGGGAGTAATTTTAGTCGCAATCGCTTTAGCTGCGAGCATTTTAGCTGGAGGTGGCAAATAATATGAATAAAATGTTTTTATATCCGGTAGCCATTGGAATTGTTTTAGGCACGGGCTGGTTGCTTTTGAGAACGAGGGAAGAATGGGTTTCTAATGTGTTTGATTCTTCTATGGCTATGCCGTTAATCTTTGCAAGTATTTTAGTAATATTGCTTGATATTGTTTTAATTGTTTCACTGATGGGAGGGGGCAAGTGAACCAATTATACGGTTTCAGAGCAGGTATGAATGAGGAATTTGATTACACAGGACACAACCGAGAGTTAAGAGAACGGCAAAGAAAGCTAAAAAAGATGGTTAGAGTTATCAGAGCAATGAAATGCTTAAATACACGGGGCAAATTCTGTACAAAAGAATACAAACGATTAAGAAAGCGTATTAGTGATGAGGCAATAGTAGAAAAGTATAATGAAATTAGGGAAGAATTAGGGTTAACGGTTGTCTACAGGGCTTGACAAAATAAAGATATCTGCTATAATACAGCGATATGGGAAACTATAAACCAAAGATTTGTAAGAAGTGCAAAAAGGTATTTCAACCTACAAGTGGAAGGCAAATTTATTGTAAAGAATGTGAAGATATTGCTTACAGGGAATATTTTAAACAATATCGTATTGTCCATAGAAAAGAAAGAAGGGAGTACAATAAGCAATATCGGGCTTCTCACAAAGAAGAGACAAGGAGACATAACAAACAATATGCCCAAACACCTACTGGAAAGGAAGCAAATAGAAGAAAGACTAAAAAATATCGTCAATCTCCTGCTGGTAAAAAAGTAATAATGAAATGCAATGCTAAACATCGCCAATTAGGTTTTAATCCGTTAAATGAACCCTTTGAGAACTGTGAAGCCCATCATATAAATGAAGACCAAGTTGTTTATATACCAAAAGAATTACATAAAAAGATTTATCATAATCTCTGGACAGGAAAGAATATGGATATAATAAACAACTGGGCTATTCAATATTTACTTGGAAATTATATTATTTATTAACAAAAAAAGGAGGCAATAAAATGAATATTACATTTGACGAGAACGGAGTGCAGGTAATAATTTACAAAAGCGAAAGCTATGAAGTGTTTTCTGTTTACAAAGATGAACTTGTTGATGTTGAAGGATATGGAGAAATACCCCCAAAAATTCTTAAAAAGGCGATTGAAATTGGAATGAAAGCTCTTACTAAAACGCTTGAAGACAGAAAAGAAAATAATTGAACAAACTTATCCACAGGCGACAGTAAAGATTAGCAGAGATTAGCAAGTTTAATAAGAATTGCAAATAAAGGGAGGGCGCATTAAAGCAAGGCTCTCTCTTTATTTTGTTAGAAAACTTGAAAATAAATAAGGCAAATGCTTGACTAAAAGAGAGTTTTGTGGTATAATACAGCAATATGAGAAACTATAAACTAAAGACTTGTAAAAGATGTGGAAAAGAATTTAAGCCTACAGGTTCTAATCAAATTTATTGCGAGGAATGTAGAATTATTGCTCACAAAGAAAAGAAAAGGGGATATAATAAACAATATCGTATTACTCACAAAGAAGAGATAAAACAACAGAAAAAGCAATATCGAGCTCTGCACAAGAAAGAAATAAAAGAATACGATAAGCAATATAATACTTCTCATAAAGAAGAGAAAAAGGAATATAGCAGAGAATATCGAAATTTGCGTAAAGAGAAAATAAAGGAATACAAAAAGCAATATCGGATTTTGCATAGAGAAGAAATAAAAAAACAGAATAAACGATATCCTCAAACTTCTGCTGGGAAAAAGGCAATGAAAAAAAGTAAAGCTCATCGTCGGCAACTTGATTTTAATCCTCTTAACGAATATTTTGAAGGAAGCGAAGCGCATCACATAAATACAAAAGATGTTGTTTATATTCCAAAGGAATTACATAGAAGTATTTGGCATAATGTTTGGACAGGTGAAAATATGAATATTATTAATGCTCAAGCGGTGCAATTTTTACTTGGAAATTATGTAATATATGGCTAAAATTGAATAAAGAAATGGAACTGGGTAGTGTGGCAGTTAGAAGTTCCCTCCTTTTTCTTCTAACTTGCGGGTAGGCGTTGTGGAGACGCTTTGGCAATAGGGGGGAGATTGCCGTTGGAATTTTAATTAAGTTATTTAAAAAGTTATTTTAAAACTATGAAAAGAATAGGTGAAAATGCTTTGCAAATTTGACGCTATAAAAAAACAAAAGTTTTTAGAGTTATTAAGTAAAGGGGCACGCCGAGGCGCAGCTGCAAAGGCTGTTGGAGTATCAAGGCAAACAATATTAAATCATATCAAAGAAGACGAGAAATTTCGCAACGCTGTAAGTGAAGCCGAGATGGACGCCAACGAAGTAGTGGAAGACGCACTATACAAAGCAGCTTGCTCGGGAAATATTGTTGCTATTCAAGTGTGGCTGTATAACCGAGACCCGTTACATTGGACTGACAAGCGCAATATACAAGTAAATGCAAGCGGCAAAATTATTCATAAGGTTGAGGTAGTATCTGAGAAGGCAAAAGAACTAACTGAAAAGATTTTGAAAGGAGAGAATACTTGATAACAACCGAAGTTTTTGAAAAGAATGAGGAAGCTTGGCTTTCAAGTAAAAGAAGAGCCTTAAACGAGGGTGGCACATACTCTTCAAAGACTTATTCAATACTTCAATTACTGATTCTTATCGCAAGCCATACAAAATCAAAGCTCTTGATTTCCATTGTTAGCGAATCTTTACCTCATTTAAGAAAGGGCGCTATCAGGGACTTTTTCAATATTTTAGACGAGAGCCAGGATAACAATCCGAGATGGAATAAAACAGCACATGTTTATTCCTTTGGAAAAGGAGTAATAGAATTCTTCGGAGCTAATGAATCAGATAAGATACGAGGACCGAGAAGAGATATTCTTTTTATAAACGAAGCAAATAACATACCGTGGGAAACTGCAAGAGGGCTTGATATCAGAACAAAGAAATTTACCTTTGCGGACTGGAACCCAGTTAGTGAGTTTTGGGCACACGAATATTGGATAAACGAACCTGAAAATGCTTATATTCACAGCACCTATAAAGACGCTTTAAAAGTCGTCCCTCCCGAAGTCGTGGAGAATATTGAATCAAATAAAGACAAAGACCCGAACTGGTGGAATGTGTACGGACTTGGAAAACTCGGCAAAATTGAAGGACTTGTATATCCTCTGTTTAATACGGTAAAAGAACTCCCCAGAGGCGATGTGTTCTACGGGCTTGATTTTGGATTCTCAAATGACCCGTCAGTCTTGGTTAAGAATGTGCTTATAGAAGACTCTATTTATTCTAAAGAGTTGTTTCACGAGGTAGGTCTGACTAATCCTGATATAGTACATAAAGCTTTAGAGCTTGGAGTAAGAAAGAACTCTGACGAGATATTTGCAGATTCAGCAGAACCGAAATCTATAGAAGAGATTTCGCAAATGGGACTTAATATTTTCGGAGTTAAGAAAGGACCGGGAAGCGTTGAATTCAGGCATCAGAAAATGAGACAGTATAAACAGTTCTGGACGGAAGACTCTACAAAGTGTATAAAAGAACAGAGAAACTTCAGATACATGGAAGACAAGAACGGTAAACTGACTGACAAGACTACTCACATCTGGAGTCATGGAATGGATGCAAGAGATTATGCTTTAATGGGAAAGCTTGGTTATGTTATAAGAGATGAGGAAGAAAAGAAAGTAATATATGACGCAATGTCGCTTGTGGACATAGACTTTTAGGAGGGTAGATGAAAAAGAAGAAAGAGAATGTAAAAGAGACAAAAGAGACAAAAGAGATAAAAGAGACAAAGAAAATAACCATAGAAGACTTGAAGCTCGGAAAAGTATTTAAGGAAGCCTACAAGTCGGTAGAAGATGTTTTTGCCTCTGAAGACAAGGGCTGGATTAATATGAGCAAATTGATTCAGAAAGGCGAATATACGGAAGAACAGAAGAAAAGCATAATAAAGCGTTCACGGTACTATGCTCAAATAGACCCAATGGCTACTCAAGCTCTCCGACTTTGGAGCGATTATACTTTAGGCACGGGGATAATTCGCAAGGTTGATGATAAACACAAAAATGTAAAGAAAATATTAGACGACTTCTGGGATGCTCGCATAAACAAACCAGTATTGTCTTGCAAGGGGCAGCGCAAGAATTCCTACAAACTATTGACTGATGGCAATGTGTACTTTGCTTTGTTTTTAGGAGCCAAAGGAAAGGTAACGGTCAGGAGAATAGACCCGTTGGAAATAGCGGATGTTATTACTAATCCCGATGACAAGGAAGACATAAGATATTACAAGAGGGAATGGACTAACACGCAGGGAAAATTAAAGAAGGGATATTATAGGTCTTGGCAAAATATTAAAGACGAAGGCGTTTTAGATAGCAAGGGAAAACTCATAAAGAAGACCGAAGATGCTCTAATTTATCACATGGAGCGAGAACCAAACGGACTGCCTTTGCTTTTGCCCGCAATGGACTGGATAAAACTTTATCGTCAGTTCTTGGCTGCTCGTGTAGCGGTTATATTGGCTTTAGCAAGGTTTGCTTGGAAGACAAAAGTTCCAAGCGGCGCAGTTTCAAAAATCAAAACAAAAACAGACCAGACAAAACCCGATGCAGGAAGTTGGTTAATTGAAAATATGGGTTCGGATACGCAGCCAATTAAGACTGATACGGGAGCAAGTGGAGCTTACCAAGACGGAAGAATGCTGAAGTTAATGATCTGCGCGGCAGTTGGAATAACCGAGCAGTATTTCGGAGATATATCCATTGGAAGCTTGGCAACTGCGCAGACCGTAGAACTGCCAATGGTTAAAATGTTTAATTCTTACCAAACTTTATGGCTTGAGGCGTATGAGGATATTTCAAATATGGTATTAGAGTATAATGACATTGATGAGGAGGATAGAGTTTTTGACTTTGACTTACCTGCAATAACTCCTGAGGAATCGTCAAAGATTGCTAAAAACATAGCTGCATTAATACCTCAAATCCCAAGACTTGCTGATTCTGACGATGTACTTCAGCAGGCTTTAATGTCAATGGGTATCAAGGATGTTGAGCAGGCTTTGAAAAATATTACCGATAATAAGGAGAGTTTGACCATTTCAATGCTAATGAGAACTTTAAGAAACTTTAAGGAAGGAATAGAGGAGAAAAAAGAATGAAAGAAACGCAGAAAAAAACTGAAACGAAACGGAGAAAAATTGTATGCCCGAAATGCAACGGAAAAGGTTTTTTAGAATACCAAGCTGGACTGATTCGGGTTGTATGCCCACGATGCAAAGGCACGGGATTTATAAAAGTAGAATCTAATAAGAAAAAATGAATATGTTAGATGCTCTAATTGAATCTTTGAATAATTCAATTCCTTGCAATTCTCAGTCAAGGGCGAATCAGAAACTCGCAAAAAGGCTTGAGAAGGAAGTAGCTGATTATTTTAAGGCTTTAAGCATAGCTTTTCCTTATACTGAATTAGAGTATCTTTATTACAAGTATATAAAAGAATCTAT